ACATTCGCTGTTGAAGCAAATCTAACTGAATCCTTAACATCTAATCCATTTGCAACACTATCAACATATGCTTTTGTAGCAGCGTCTTGGTCTGAAGTTGGATCAGTAACGTTTACAATTCTACTGTTATTAACATCAACTGAACCAGAACCATTAGGGTCTAAAACAATATCACCATCCGTGTCTGTAGATGAAATTGTGTTACCGTCAACTCTTACATTATCAACATCTAATTGAGTAACACCTGCAATTGCTGTGCTTGAAGCACCAAGAGCAACTTCAGTAGAACCAAAAGTTACTGAACTATTTGATAATGAACTGTTTGCAATGTTTGTAAGTGTGTTATCAGGACCATTAATTGTTTTACCTGTAAGTGTTTGTGATGCGTCAATCTCTACAAAAGTACCATCACTTAAAGCAGAGTTAAATTCAGCATGAGTACCTGTTAAAGTACCTTCAGATAAATCTAATGTAATTGTGTTACTATCACTATTGATTGTTTTATTAGTTAAAATATCTGTTGTTGCTTTACCAACTAAAGTATCACTAGCATTTGGTAAAGTGATAGTTCTGTCAGCAGTTGGGTCTGTTACTGTTAATGTAGTTTCAAAACTGTCTACTGTACTACCTTCAAATACAATTGAGCTATCTGTTATATTTAAACCAGATACATTTGGACTTGTAAGTGTTTTGTTTGTTAACGTTTGAGTATCATCTAATGTAGCAACAGTATTATCAATTGCAAAAGTAATTGTGTTATCTGAAACTGTTGTGTCAATACCTGTACCACCAGTAAATGTTATTGTTTCACCAGTTGAAACACCATCTGCTGTTCCACTATCAGCAGCAAGTGAAAGTGTTGAAACTACTGTTTCAAAAGATAAATTTCCTGAACCGTCTGTTTTTAAAAACTGACCGTTTGATCCATCACCATCTGGTAATGTGAAAGTGGTATCTGCTGTAACTGAATTAGGTGCTTTTAAGGCAACGAAATGAGCACCGTTATTAGTTCCTTCGTTTAATTTTAAAGTACCACCTGTTGTAGCATTATTACCAATAAACAATTCGTCTATTGCTTTGTTACTGTCAACAAGAATTGCTGAAGTAGCACTTAATGTTCCAGGTGTATGATCTGTTAGTTGTGTAAAATACTTACCACCAATTACGTCAATATTAGCCGCTTCACCATCTGTCTCAGTACCTGTTCCAATGAATAATCTATCACCATTATTACCAACTGTACCTGTTCCGTATGAGTAAGCTAATTCCCCTTGAGCGAGTGCTGAAGGAGCTGAAGTAGAGGAGGATCGTTTTATTTTTATGATTGTTGCCATTTTAGTGTTTCCCCTTTATTAGTAATTACCACCATTAAATTTTATTGTTCCTGTTTCTGTAGATAATTCATTTCTTAAAACAAATTTATCTGTACCGGAGCTATACTGTAAAAGTCCGCCATCTGATAATGCGCCAACATCTACGTCTGTTAATGATCTAAGTGATGCAACTGCTTGAGCAGGCACCGTAACAGATACCTTTTGAGGTCCTGCTGAATTCGTTGAGACGATCTTTGCTTTCATAAATAGTATTTCTCCTATAAAACTATATCCTATTTATATATGTAACTATTTACATACTCATAACAAAGATAATATAAATTAACGTGTAACGTTTGGACTTACAGTTACAACACCTTGTAAAACTCTAGTTACCGCACCTGTAGAGGTAAGAGTAACTTCAGTATCATATACATATCTACCTTCTTCTAAAGCCGCTGTTTGAGTAGGCGTTAAAGAAAGAGTTAAATTTCCATCAGCTCTGCTATCACTAAAAGTGACACTAAACGTTGCTGATGCTGAACTAGATGAGTAAGATTTTCTAATTTGAGAAGCGGCTGTATATCCGGTCAAATCAAAAATAGTATCATCTGCGTTATAAAGCGTAATTGTAGTTGAGAAAGTTGCACCTTGTTCAACTAATAAATTCGTTAATGCTGCCATATTTTTCCTTATATGGACTATTTATAACAAAAATGATTATTCTTTGTCAGATTTATTTTCTTCTTGCCACTTTTCAGCTTCTTTTTTTATAGTCTGTGAATAATAGTTAAGAAGTACATCTATTTTCTCTATCTCTAACTCAAATTTAATTCTTTGTGTTTTTAACTTAGTGTATTCTTCCGCATGTATCTTACCTTTAAGAGTAAGTTTTTCTGTGTCTATATCAACACTTTCTACTTTTTCCGCTTTCGCTTTAACATTATTAGCCATTATTTTCTCCTTGTTTATTATTTAATTTTCGCTTTTAATTCTTTAATCGCTTGTAATAGTAATGGAACTAATCTATCGTATTTGATTGCTTTAATACCATCACTTCTTGTACCAACGATTTCAGGCATTACTGCTTCAACTTCTTGTGCAATCAAACCTACATCATGTTTTCTTACAAAGTATCCGTCAGCGCCACCTTTACTTACTATATAGTCATCTTTCCAATCAAAGAATACACCTCTAATTTTATCAACCATATCTAAAGCAGATGGTATTTCTGTGATATTTTCCTTTAATGCAATGTCTGAACTGTAAAAGGCAGTTATATCATTTGTTGCTCTAATCTCTCCTGAAGTACCTGAAGCGGCAGTACCTACACCAAAACTATCTAATTGTACATCATTATCAGCAGTTGAATTTGATACAACAATTGTACCTGCTTGTGTTGGTAATGTAACATCAACATCTGAACCTATTGAAGAAGGACCTACTATTGTTATTGAATTAGTTCCGTTATCACTATCTTCAAAGAATTTAACTTTACCTCCACTTGTAGCACCTCTTTTCATTTCTAATATATCATTAAAAGTTCCACCTGCATTGAATAGTGCTTTACCATTATCTGACATATCTAAAGTTAAGGCAGTAATACCTCCACCACCATCATTACCTGTAAATTTAATATCTCTATCTGATACTATTGTAGTTATTAATAAATCACTTGATGAATTAGATAATGAAGCAAAGTGTGTACCATCATCTTTTAATTTAATATCTGCACCACCAGCGTCTAAGTTAATATCAGCGCTTGCATCTAAAGTAATATCTCCTGTATTATCTATTTCTGCAATAACAGGTGTTGTTAATGTTTTATTTGTTAAAGTATCTGTTGTATCTCTACCAACTAGTGTGTCTGTAGATGTTGGTAATGTTAATGTACCAGAATTTACTATTGTAGCAATATTTGGTGATGTTAAAGTTTTATTTGTTAAAGTATCTGTTGTATCTCTACCAACTAATGTGTCAGTTGCATCTGGTAAACTAACTATTCTATCAGCAGTTGGGTCCACAACAGTAAGAGTAGTTTCAAAACTATCATCAGTAGAACCTTCAAATATTACTGAACCTGAAGTTTCTGTATTACCTGAAAATATTGGACTTACTAAAGTTTTATTTGATAATGTTTCTGTATTATCTAATAATGAAATTGTACCTGTTGCATCAGGAATTGTTACTGTTCTATCTGCTGTTGGATCAACAACGGTTAAATTTGTTTCAAAACTGTCAGCAGTTGCACCTTCAAATCTAAATGAATTTACAACATCTACAGTTGTAGAATTAATTGTTGTTGTAGTACCATTAACAGTTAGGTTACCTGCAATCGTAACATCTGCACCACTCATTGTCATAGCAGTTGTAGTACCTGATTTTATAATTAAGTCACTACCTGTCGCCGTTAAACTACCAAAAGTAGTGCCACCATCTTTTAAAAAAATATCACCACCATCAGCATCTAAGTTAATATCACCTGAAGCGTCTAGTGTAAATGTACTAGCAGTAATTGTATCTATTGCTGGACTAGTAAATAAATTGGCAATAGTCATTTCTCTTATATCATTAGCGGAATCGTCTCTAATAATCATACTATCAGCAGTATCTGGTGCACCACCTAAATCAGTTGCAGCTGTAATAAAAGTTGAGTTTAATGGTTGAACTTCACTCTCTAATTCGTTCATTGCATCAACAAGATTTGATGCGGTAATAGTGGCAGATAAGTTTGCTATATCACCAAAATCATTTTCAGATAATGCATTAAACGTTGTTCTTAATTGTTCAATTGTTGCTGTTGCTGCTACTGTTCTTGCTGCCATATTATTTTACCATTTTCTTTAGTAATTGTTTTATTTCAAACATTTCTGATTTTAAACTATTTATATCTCTTACCGCATCTTTTAATTGATTGGTGTTATCTCTTGCTTCTCTAATACGTCTTACGTGCATTAAGTATGCACTTTTATCCGTATTAATTACAGCACGTGAAAAACTGTCTTTTATAATATTTCTATAACCTTGTACTTTATATTGTGCCATATTATATTGCTAACGCTATTGCTCTCATATCTGTTATTCTAGGAGGATATGCTGGGTTAGTTCCTTTCATTACTATTTTTATTTTAAATGCAACAAACTCGTTCATGTCTGCTTCGTTGTATTCATAGTCAAAAAAGTCAAGTTTAAAATTATCATTATAAGGTGATTGACTTCTACCTTCAGCACTCACAGCTGTATTTGATTGTGTCATTTGTACATAAGGTATATCTTTCATTTCTCTATCATCACCTTCTGTTTTAATTTTTCTATAAACTTCAATAGAGGAAGTTGGAAAAATACTTGCTGCTATTCTAACATCTAAAGCAGTAGATGGATTTTCTAAATTAATTTCTTTAGTTACATACTTAGCACCAACACTACCACCAGTTGGGTCTGTTTCAGCAACAAAGTCTGTTCTATTACTTACTGTTGGATTATCAAGTTTATTATGTATAGCATATACATTTACTCTTGCTAAGTCAACCACAGGACTCACATTTGCGTTTGATGTTGATATATCAATATTATAAAATAAAGATTTATTACCCGCTAAGTGTGTTGTTTCATTTATAGAACTTGCAATTGTTCTTGGATTTGTAAAGTAATAGTTTTCATTTGGTACAATTTCTGTAAATGTTGAAGATGTAGAATACGGAGTTTCAGAACCATCAACTGAAGTTGTAGAAGTTGTTTTAATACTGTGTGCCATAGATGTATCTGGAAAATTCATTAAACCAATTTTAGGCATAATTGTTTCAAACGCTCTATCTTGCGTGGCAATTACACTTGCACCTCCAACTGAACCTGTAGAAGTCGCACTATCACCAGAAATTGTAATTGTGTAACTATCTTCAGTAACATTGGCAATATCATGTGTTCCATTGATTGCACTTCCTAAAATACCATTGTAGTCTGTTGTTCCGCTTAAACCTGATATAGTTACTTTACTTGGTTTATTATCATTCATTCCATGATGTGGATGATTAACTTTTATAATAGCAGGATTAGTTCCAAATTCTGTACCAGAACCTGCACTTGAATTTGTTTCAATTGGATTATTATTAAGCGTTCTACTAGGTACAACATCATTTGTTAATGATAAAGTACCACTAACTGTTGTATCAAAAGCTGCTTTATATAAAGTTAATTTTAAATCTTCCATTTGATCATCTGTCCATAACGTTGCGTTTTGTGAACGGAATAAAGAACCAAATAAAGGTTGTTGTGTAATTCTTCTTGCACCAGTAGTGTCAGTTTCACCTAATCTACTTACCCATGCTTTGTATTTTTGACTAGCAGGTTTTAATATAATCGCATATTCTTTTCCACCTTGTAGATAAACAGGACTTGGGAATGTTACTGTTGTTGCTTCTGAAGCATCTGAACTTATAGTTACATTTGCAGCTGGAAGTGTTACTTCAGCAAATGGTAATATTCTTCTACCAGGTCTGCTTTCAACTGTTTCTACTATATAAACTTTAATTGGTATATTTTCATCTTTTTCTGCAAAGTATAAATCAACTTTGGTTAAGAAAATACCTTCTTGGTCATAAACAGTAAATGTTTGTGCTAATGGATCAGGATTATTGCCACGTTCACCACCACCTTGTGGTTGTGGTCTTCTAGCATTTGCAGCTGCACTAAAGTTATCTACTGTTCTTCTTATATCTGTTTCACTTACATTTGTTCTACGAATAATTGGAACTCTAGTTGACTGTATAGTTTCTTGTGTAGTTGTTTGTAAACCTCTAGCAGTAAAAGTACCATCTGCAAAAGTATCAACATCATCATCTGTAGAACTATTAGTTGAGTTACTTGTTAGTCTGAATATTCTATCACCTGTTCTAAATCTTACTGCATCTGTGTTAGGTATTGCAAAAGTACCTGATACTGAACCTACACTATCTGTAACTAAAGCACCACCCAATACACCAGCATTTGGTGTAATATAAGAACCAACACTTACATTATCAAAGAATGGATATACTCTAGTGTTAGGTTTCATTCTCGTTGCTGAGAAAGAAATAGTTTGTGTTCTAATAAATGGTATAAATGCAACGTCAACTATTCTATCACCAAATGATTGTCTAATTACATTTGAACCTGCAATCTCTCTTGTTATACCTGTTCTTGTTCTACTTGTAACTGTTCCTGAAATTGTAGCACTTGCTGAAGAAAATGCCGTATTTGCTGATGCTGTTTGTGACCAAGCACCAGACCAGTTTGTTTGCCAGTTATTCCAAACTGTACCTAAACTGTTATTTGTTCCTGCAAGAGCAGTCATTGTATCAAATAAATTATTATCATTTATAATTAAATCAGGTCTTCTAGTTGTGTCGTACCATTCATCAACATCTGGTGTTAATTGTATATCACCTTGATATTGAAATACTAAGAAAGGATTACAATTAACTGATTTTGATGCATAAGGATTTTTAGCAAACTCAGCATGTTCATATGGTAAAGTTATTAAATCACCTGTTTTAGCATAACCAGCTGCCGTTCTTTCCGTGTCTGTGTCATTACTTGCTAACTCAATTAATTTTACATTGTCAGCATGAAATTCTGGTCTTAATTCACCTTCAACCATATCCATAGAACATCTGTATTCTGGAGATAATATATCACCAACATTATGTCCTTTAAAACTATCTACAACAATACCATTTTTAAATCTGTCTAAACCTGTTACAGGATCTTGTATCTGTGTATTGATTGCTTGTTGTTCTAATAAAGATAGTTGAGTATAATATTCAATATTTTTAATACGTTGTTCTAACTTACCAATATCTCTCATTGTGTATCTTCTATTATCTACAACTTTAATTTTCACATCTGAAGTATTAAATGTATAAGGTGGTAATGTTAGATAATATATTCCCATAGCATCATCAATTGCTTCAGGTCTTTGAGGATCAATAGCAGGTGTACCTTTTGCTTGTTTAAACAATCCATCTTTTGTAACAAAGATACCATCAATTCTACTTAAATAAAATTCAAAATCTAAAGTCGCATCACTACCTGGTTTAGGAATATCAACTGAAGATGAACCAGCATTAATAAAGTTTTTAGCACCTGTAGCATCTTTATCATTATAACCTACAATTTCGCTATCGTCTGAAACTCTTGGTCTAAAGTCTAATGCGTCTCTTAATTCTATTCTACCTTTTGTTGGACTATCAAAAGATGGTATATCAGCATAGTCAACAACACCTGAATAACTATCAACTGAGAAATAATCTCCAGAACCATGAGTAAAATAATTAAATGTAATTAATAATCTACCTGTTGGTGTTTGTGCGCCATCTTTTCTAACAATTCTACCAATGTCATAAAAACTATCTCTTTGTCCATTGTCTAATGTAAATCTATCTGTGATGTTTGTATCACTTGTTGTTGGTACTGTTGAAAAGTCAGCTGACATATGAACACTTGTTAATTCATAAATGTCCGCTCTACCTAAACTAATTGTTTTTTCTTCACACAATGCTTGAGTAGATATTGTTTGTGTTTGACCTGTAACTAATGCTTTTGATTTTTCATTTGCAATACTTCTTGTGATTGTAGCAACTAATTTAACTTTTGCTGATGCATAGTTAGTACCAAGGTCTATTTGTAATTGTCTACCTGTAGGTGAACCTGTTTTGGTAAATATTGCATCACCTTCATGGTTATTACCTGAAAGACTAACAATGTCTCCTACATCACCTGCACTTGCACCAGCAGTCATTATTGATAATGTAAAATCTATCTCAGAATGATTATCAAATGTTTCGTTTGCACCTGCTGAAAAAGAAGCAATACCTTCTGAAGATAATGTATCAACGAATGTTCTTCTTATCTTATGACTTGTATCTGTAATACCGGCGTTAACATTTGTTTTCAATGTTTTAATAACATTTTCTGGTAAAGGATATACAAGTGAAACTGTGTCTGGATTTTGTAATCTTGTTTTTCTTCTTACAATTGGTGAGGCAGTTGTAACGTCTGCCGCTCCTACCGCACTTTCAAGTGTTAAGGTCGTGTTACTTGCGATTTCAGAAACAACACCAGATAATATTTCCCCGGTATTATCTGTAAATTGAATTGTATCACCTGTAATTAATTCAGTTGTAAATTTTGTATTTTGTCCAATAACAGCATCACTAGAATTTGCAACACTTAAAGTACCTGATAATAATTTGAAACTATCATCTGTTGTAGTTGTAGCACTAGATGCTAATACTGCATCTGCTGTAAAAGCAGGAGATGCCGCTTGATAAATTTGTTTTACATCTGCAAGTGTATATGATTGTACTGCTTTTCTAGCATCTGCATCAGCAGCTATCGTTGCTGAGTTAGAACTTTCATCTGTTACTGTTTCACCTGCAACAAAAGTTCCTTTTACATTTGATAAAATATATAAACCAGATGCTGTTGAACTTTCTTCAATAATACCTGTTGCACCTGAAGTACCACCTGTTAATGTTTCACCTACACTTAACGTAAACGAACCTGTTGTAACAACATGTGTAAATGTGTCAATGTTGAAAAGACCTAAACGATATGTTGAAGTTGTGTTAGCTGATGTTGCACCAGCAGTACCAGATACGTATTGAAAATAACGAGGTTTTGCTCTACCAATTGTGTGTAGTGTTGTACTTGAACCTGTATTCGCACTACCTCTACTTGCTGTTGCTTTCTTTAATAAAACTAATTCTCTATATGATTGTGTTTCACCTGAAACCGTACCTAAATCAGGAGCATTGTATATATTTGTTACATCTATATAATTACCAATTTCTAATCTAGTAGTTGAGTTTTGTATTGTATCAAAGTCTCTTGCTTTTTCTATTGTGGTAAATTTTTGTCCTGTTGTTTCAATTTCATAACCTTGAACATATGCTTTACCAGGAGAAAAACCAACTGCTAATCTTGCTTCTGATTGTTCTGAAGTTAACCCATTGTATAAACTGTTACTATCAACTGTGTAAATACCTCTATTTGTTCCATCATTTTTATGTTCTCTTATATCAATGTCAAAAGGTTTTGTTACATAGTTACCACTTTCGTCATATGTTCTTCTTGCTAATGTTTCTTCTAATATATTATAATCTGTTCTTTTAACAATATCTTTTACTTCACCATTTTCTACTCTTAATAATTCAACAAAGTCATCATCATCTGTTGCTGTTAATGATTTTTTAGTTAAAGATAATGAAATTTTAAATCTATGAGCACCAGGTGCGTTTACGTTTGACGAACCAGTTGCATTATCGTTTAATGAACCATCACCTTCTGGTGTGACAAATGTTTCTGATATTGTAAAACCAACTCTATAAGATGGCGCATTACTATAAGGTTCAAGTATTAAAGTTTCTTCACTATTTTTAACAAAAAATCCATTAACAAAATATATACCTTCTTGTACATTTACTGCACTAGCAACACCTGTCGCATTACTTGATACCGGTAAAGAAGTACCTGAAGTACCTACAACAGCAGTTGATGATGTACCGTTATATGTAAATGTTAAAGTTTCACCTTCTATAAATCTTTTTCTAGTTTCATCTGTACCTGAATTTGTATAAACTACGTAAATGGTTGGTGCCGTTAAAACGGCAGCTTCAGTAGTATTTACGACTGTTGCTATAACACCTGAAGTAGAACCTGTAACTGTCAAACCTTGCATGTTTGCAACAGTTGATGTTGAATGACTTGCTAATTTAACATACTCGTATTTTGTGTTAAGATTAATTTCACCTGGTATGACCATACTACCATCTTTGAAAATATGTTCACCAAATCTTTCAATTTGGTTTTGAAGTATGGTTTGTAATTGCGATAATTCTCTTGCTTGAACTGCAAAAGCAGGTCTAAAAAGTATTCTGTGAAAATTCTTCGCCTCTGAAAAGTCGTCAAAGTAAGGAGAGACGTTAAAGTTAGTTGCCATTTATCCTCCTAAAACTCTACTATTAATTTAACATTCTCCGTTTGATCATCTGCACGGCTAATAGGTTTTCTGTTTTCTATGTATAAGATGTCACCACTATCAGCAGTCAATTCTGGAGTTATGTCATGTGTATTTGGAGTGCCTGTTGCACCTGAAGTATCACCTGTAACTGTATTTGTTCCAGAAAATGCCGTTGCATTTTGGTTACTATCAATTCCTTGATTTGTAAACTGTGGTTGAATATATCTTAAAACTCTTGTTGATGTATTATAATCAACAACATAACCTACTGCACCTGTAGTTGCTTGTGAAATTTTTTCATCTGCTTGAAATGTACCTGCACCACTATCAAAAGTCATTGACTTGGTTGCATCAAGCGTAGAAGCAGTTGCCGTTGTACCTGTTGTACTATCAACCGGATTTCTTAACAATGCTATTCTTCTAAAATCATTTGATGTATTAAACTCACCACTTTCATCAGTAGAAAAATCAACATTCATCATTACAAAAAATCCACCTAATTCAGCAATACAATCTGAAGCATGTCCACCTGGAGGTGAAATTATAAAATCTAAATCTGCACCTGTAACATTACCTATATCACTAGCAAGAATACTTGCAAAAGTATAACCTGAACCTGCGTTAGTAATTGTTATAGTTGATACTGCATTAGAAGAAACAACTACAGTACAAGTTCCGCCTGTACCATCACCTCTAATATTAACACCTGTATATGTACCATTTGTACCACCTGAACCACCGTTTGTTATTTTAGTATTTTCAATTGCGCCAGCAGTTGTAGAATAATCTGTAGTTTCAGTTGATACGTGAATAAAATCTGTTGATAAAAAATTTGCTTGTTCAGCAGCAGTAAGTGTGTACATGTATTTCCATTTATAATCATCACCTGTACTAAAAACTGAAGTTGTTTTATTACCTGAAGGTTCATCTGTAGATGTACCGCCATTATTATTGTCAATACATTTGTAAACATCAAACGTACTATTCATTACATAAAAAGTTGCATCTGCTAAATTTGTAGCACCACTATCTGCTGTAATAACACTACCAGAACTATCAATTTCTCCATAATCATGTCTGTAGTAATCGTAAACTGTACCTGTTGTCCAGTTTCTTCTTGGTATTACTGCTGATACATTTGCACTTGTAATTTTCTTAGCAGACAATAAATCATCATATACGTAATAATCTACACTACCTACACTATCAACCGGAGTAGGTGGATTTGTGTCTGTACCGTCATTAAATGCTTGGTTGTCTGAAAACGCTTGAGGTCTTCCTATTGCTAGGTAATAAGTATCTGCTGCTTCATCAAAACTCTCTTTGAATTGATTAGCATTTTGTATTCTAAAATCTTTAGTTATTATTGCTGGCATTTTTTCTCCGTCATAAACTATTTATACACTCAATTTAACTGAATGTGGTTTTTATTTGAGCAGGTATAGAAAAATTAGTTTTAAGATTTGTACTAAAGTCATCTATTCTATTCGCTTCACCATCAAGTGAAGTATTACCTGTACCCGTTAATTTTATATTATTTAGTATGGATAATGTAACGCCACTATCCATATCACGTAGACCTAACTCTTGTTTTATATCACCTCCATCTTCTAGTAATAATCCGTCATTTTCATCTGCAGCTGTATTCAATAATATTCTGTCAGGTGTGTGATCAAAAACTGTTGATGCAAAGTTTCCTATAGTCTTCATACGAGGTCCTGCATAAACAAATCCTTGTCTTACTGTCGTTGATCTAAACGGTGTATCAGCAGACTGTGGTAACTTTAATGTGATAGCTTGGTTTAAAGTAACGTCTCTTGTATTTCCAAATGATGCACTACCCTCAATACCTAGTTGTGCATTTGTACGTTGAGTTGTTCCATCTGTAGGTGTACCCAAACGTCTACCAATTTTCTCAGCAAAGATAACTCTAAGTATTTCAACAACCTCATCTGCTTCTGTAAGACCAGAAAGACGAGTATAACCTTTTTTCAATCTAGCATTTAATCTTGTTCTTACTGCAACTTCTCCAGCAAAATAAAAACCTGCTGGGTGTGCAACTGATTTTAAATAGTCTCTCCATTCAGTAATGGATTCTCCAACTTTTACAATATATGAATAATCTTGGTAGTATAAACTGTCTTGTATTTTTTTTGTATTCTCAGAAACTTGTCCGTCAACACCTATAGTTACACCATCAGTTTCAATAGCAGTACCAATAGTAGATACCATTGTTGATTGAGGAGTATCAGTATTAAAATTTCTTACTCTCATAGTATTACCAGAAGTAAGACCTGTAATTGTAACTTTATCTTCAAAAGAGTTAACAACATTTGTAAGTGTTAGTAGATTTGTATTAGCATTAAAACTTTCAAAAGTTGCTGTTGCGGTAACAGTATCGTCTCTTTGTATTTTACCACCGGCATCTGCTGATAAAGCATCTGTGCCATCTAGTATGATGTAATCTATATTATCTTTTAAAACATATTCATCAAATACAATTCTATCGTTATCCGTTTCATCACATAAAATATCTGGAGATTTACTTTCAGGTACTGCATCTGAAACATATTCTTCTAAAGCAAATTGTTCACCGTCTTCAGTAATTAAATCACCACGTTCAAAGTCTTCTAATCTTACTACAGGTTGTCTAAAGTCTTCAAGTAAAATAGAATATTCAACTTGTTCATATCCTTCTAATTCAATATAATCTTCAGTAGTTGCTGTAACGGTTTCAGATCCTGTAAAAGAACTTGAAACATTATCTACTTGTAAATGTAATTTTGGTGAAACTTTAGGAGAACTTTCATATCTAAAACCATGATCTATTATTATAGCATCTAATGCTTGACCTGTGGTTGATGATACAGCGTAAAGATTAACACCAGTACCAGAAGAATTTATATCCACAATTGGTAGTGAAAGATAACCACCACCTTTATTTGTAAGTCTTATTTTTGTAACATCATTTAAATTACTATTTGTTTCTGGTTCTTGTACTAATTGAAAATCTGTACCATCTTCTAAAATAATAACACCATCATCATTAGCATCACCTTCTAAAGTAAAACCACCATTAACAACTGCAACATAACCTGCAAGACCTGTACCACTTTCTGGATTAGTTACGTTCAATGTTTCATTTACTGCATAACCTGAACCACCATTTTCTACTTGTACACTATCAATAGTACCATAAGTTACAGATTGTATTTGTGCAACTGCACCTGTACCACCTTTTTCTTCAGTAAACGTTATTGTTTCTCCAGGAGAATAATATTGTCCTGGAGTTGTAACATTAATATTATCTACAATACTTTCTATATTACATTCAATTGTGACATCTGAGTTTGTGTTATCAACACCGGTGATTAATGCTTTAGTATTTTGTAATAAAGCATCACCTTCATTTGAACTTTCTTCATCTGTACCATTTAATATAATTTGATCACCTGCATCTGAAGATCCGTCTGTACTATCTAATAATATAAAATCTCCTGCACTATTAGAAAATGTTCCTGTTGTACTTGGTTTGTTTAATACGAGTGTTGCAACTTCGTGTGAAACACCATTTAAATTTATAGTAGCAACAGTTGCTTGTTCTACAACTGAACTTGCTTCATTAACATCTGTATTACCTACAATATCTGCTTGAGTAATTGTTTGTCCAACTAAGTGTTGCATTTGACCACCAGTTGGTGCGTTTAGTGTTACTTTTATTATTTGTTCGTTTTCAAATTTTCCATCAGACACTCTCAACATATCTACTGTTGGATAATATATTTCAGGTGTTAAATTAAATAAAGCACGGAAAAATATTTCATGTCCTTTGACTGTACCTTTTCTTTTATATAAAGATAAAATATTTTTAGTAAGTTGTCTTTTATCTAAACCATCTATAAGAGTATTTGGTATAGTTTGAAGAAAGGCATTTCTAAACTGTATAAAGAAATCATCTATAGTATCATTTACTTCAGCATATTCTAATAACTGTGATAGATGAGCATTTGGGTTTGGTCTATATTTTGAAATAGTACCTTGAGCACCTGAAGATAAACCTATAATAGTTTCACCTGTAATGAATAAACTATTTTCAGTTACAAACAATTGTAAGTTGTCAGTATCTTCAGCAAGTATTGTTGCTGTTTGACCTGAAGTTGTTCCTTTAATTGTTTCACCTTTTGTAAATTCACCTATGCTCGTTTCTTCATTAAGAATATAATCACCTTCATCTTTACCATGTTCATTTGTGGCATTTAAAGCAACAAACCCACCAGTTTGAGTTTCTAATAATATTTGATCAGACGCTTCAACACTTGCAAGTTTGATTTGTGCTGAGTCCATGAAAACATAATATTGTTTTACGAACTCTACTAGTAAAGGATTATTTGCCTGAATATGATGAGGAAATTGCCTTGATACAATGTTACTTATTTTTTTTGTAAATTTTGCCATTTACTAACTCGCATAATTTGATGCTGTGGTATATCCTATACCTGATGTTGTATCATAATCATCAGGAGTAACTGTTACAGTTGTATTGACTTCATCTATTTCTATAACTTGATTTCTAACTGGAACAATATCAACTGATCTTGGACTAACTGTTAATCTTACTCTAGTTGACGGAAGTCCATCAACATCACCAACTTCAGAAACATGTAAACTATTTAAAGTAATTTTACCTGTTGCATAATCAATTGTACCTAATCTGTTGTTTTCATAAGTGTTAACACCGGCAATAACTCTATATAATCTTACATTACCAGCACCATCATCATTTATAAAATGAGTATTTACTTCATCACCTGAAATTTTAAATCCTGATGAAGAAAGAATACCACCTTCTACCTGACGGTGTCCTTCATGTGGATTATAAAATGCGTTATTAAAATTGATTGTATAAGTTGTTGGACCTGTTGTTGTTGCTAGAAAATCTTTATGTAATTTAACAGTTGTAACATTTGAAAGTATAGATGTATCAACTTTATTAATTGTTTCTATGAATTTAGAATGCCTAAACACTTGGTCAAACTGTTGTAAGTTTTCTGTATTGTATGTTGTAATTGCCTCTTGCACTAATGATTTTAAACTGTTTGATGTTTTAGTTGTTGATTTAGCATCATATCTTACAGATACATTTAGTTGTAAAAATGTTTTTTCAGGATCCACAATAATTGGTGTAATACTTGCTACGTTGAAATTTTTAAGTTGAGTTATAATATCAGACTTAGTTGTTTCTGTAAGTGTAGCACCAGCGACAGGATTAATAGAGATATATACTCTACCATAAACGGGTGTATCATTATCTTCACCACCCCATACTTGAACTGAGTTAGCATTTGAATAAATTGATTTAACTTTACTTTCATAATCTTTTACCGTTACTGCCCTATTTTGAGTTGCATATTGTTTTGGTGCGTTGAAACGAATACTAGCAGGAGTTTCAGGATCAGAACCATTAGCACTTGCTACATTAGTTGTTATACTAACATCACTAAATCCACCTACAGTACCAGATAAACTAAATGTGTTTGCACCATTACTATCCACACCATTTGTTACTATGTATGTTAATGAAACAATGTTACCTGTTGATAATGATTGACCTAAAACGCCATCACCAAATTTAACTTCATACTGTTCGTCTTCAGCACCTTCTAAAAAGTAAACTGTAGAACTTGAATTAACATCTGCTAAATCAGTTGACAATGAATAAGTTGTTGTTGTACTATCAGATGAACTATTTTGCACTCTTACTTGTAATGTGCTTGTATCTGCTAAGGCGTTTTTAATTAAAAATCTTTGATTAGCATTTGAAGTATCAACTACGTATTTATTTGTAACTAATGTACCTTCATAAATTCTTAAATTTGAAAAAGTATAAACACCACTCACTGGTGTAATGGTAGTATCTTCTTTTACAATATAGTTGTAAGTTGTACCATCAACTGTAGTTGTGAAAGTTGTACCTTGAGCGGCAGTTAAAGTTGAACCAGATGCATTGTTGACAACTAAATTTATATCAGCATATGGTGCTGTCGCACTTCTTGGTGTGTAACCTACATGTTTAGCATGTGAGACAATACTGTTTCGTAAGTCAGCGCTATCTAAAAACATTTCATTAGCAAGAACATTGGCATAAATGGCATTGTAGTGTGTGTTATAAGATAGTACATCTAATAACGAAGACATAGCAGAACCTTCAAAATCATAATCAGTAAATTGGTCTTGTTGTCTTAAAAATTTTTTTAAATTAGTTTTGATTTCATCAAAATCTAAATCTGTTACTTCTAATTTTTTATTCGTTGCCATTATCTGCTTCTTTCTAATAGTGTTGTGAGTTGTACTAACTCACCAGGTATATTTCTTACATAAAAACTTATTGTAACTTCGTAAGCATTTCTATCTAAATTAGGTCTTGCATCAACACTTACTAATCTAACTCTTGGTTCAAAATTAACAATCACTTCTTCAATAACTCTTGTTAAAGAATTAGCAGTAATTGGATTCATTGGCTCAAATAATATAGATGTAACATTTGATCCAATCTCAGGATGAAAAGGTCTCTCAAAGTGATTAGTTAATATAAGATTTCTTACAGATTGTTTTACTGCCTCGACATCTTTTTTCACAATTACATCATCTGTATTTGAGTTTCTTTCAAACGATAATGCTAAATCTTTATATAATCTAACACTTCTACCACTAGCGTTTATTCTTTGAGCGTCTCTATATCCTGATTTTACAATAGCCATAAGACTATTTATAACGATCACCCAACAAAAACGTTAGAACTTCCATCAGTTAATTCACCGGCATCTACAGCATCACCTACTCTCGCAACAAATTGACCACTAACTCTAACAGTTGATGAACTTCCTGATATTGATGCTACGTGTGGAACACAAACTATACCACTAAGTATATCATGTGATACAGTATTATCATCATATCTAGCAATTAAGATACCATTTGCTCGTACTGTAGATTGACCAGGTGTGTCTAATGTACTTGTAGTATCACACAAATGTCCAGTGCTCAATGGATCGCCTTCTCTACAGACTTTTGGCATTATGGACGCCCTTGTCCTCTATAAACCTTAAATGATCTCTTTTTATGTTTATTCATAGAACTCTTTTTGACTTTCTTACTATCACCTTGTGAAGTCTTTTTAGGTATACTAATATGTGGTACATAACTTTTTGCTAATTTTGCCATATTACCTCGCCGCTTCTAATTTTGCTTTTTTAGCCAATCTTTTTTTTTCTGTTATAATCGCTTGTCTGATTTTTCTACCCATAGGTATTAATATATAGTGGCACATTTCTTGTCCCTTTTTACTAATATATTGAACTGCAATCTGAGTATCTTTGTATTCTGATTGAACTGACCTAACAGCTTTCTTTAAACTAATTGCTTCTCTTTCGTTTTCTACACCTTCATCATTCCAAAACAGGAACTTTCTCATTTTTGACATAACCTCTCCTACAAGTTAAGTACAAACAGCGAACATTGTGTCGCACCTCGTAATTTTGCTGTTGACTTTTATGTCTATTTATGACAATGTATAATATATGATTGAAAAAATAACTGAAAGTTTACAAATAATATATGCTTTTGTACCACAAGAAATCTTTATTGTGATGTTAGCAGGTATTGTATTCTTAATTTTTGAGTGGATGAAAAAGGGTCCTTCTAACAACTAGAAAGACCCTTTTACTTTTTACTGTGTATTTTTGCCTGATGGCATTTCAATAGAGACTTTTGGTATTGGCAACTCGTTAATAACTTGAGCTGCTTTCTCACCGTAGTGATGACCTAACCAAAAAGCACCTATGACAATTAAGACATAGATTATTTTCATTAAACGATTTTTTGTTATGTCTCTCATAAATTTCCTTTTATTATTTTTCTTTTTTCCAAATAGTCCAAGCGCCATAAGCTATAGCAGCATACGCTACTAAACCTGCGATTGGTTTTGCAATTAACACAACTACTCCCAATGCAACTAAAGCTGCACCGTCCCAAGTTGTTCTTTCTTTTATTCTATTTGTTATCCATTTTTTCATATGTATTCTTCCTTTCTAAGGCAAATTAATTCTTCAATGTTGATTGTTACGTGTTTGATAATCCTGTGAATTTTAAAATTAATCCACCTATGATTGCGATTGCATATGTATATGTTATGATTTCTAACATAGTAATATTATTTATACATCTTATCATATTGACCTGCATATATTTCATCTACTTGTTGTTGTGTAGTTAATACATATGCACCTATATGAGTATAACCTTGAAGTTTTGCCCATATAATTCTACGACCACCTGCCTGCCATTTACGATAACGTCCATTTATTTCTCTTACCATTATAGGGTGAAGCATGCCATCTTTTTCCATACTATCAAATAATTTTTTATAATTAATACCATGAGCATCAGCATATGATCGCCAATCACCTAATACGTTATCCCATTTGTATGATATATCTTTGATTGCAAGTACAGTATAATATTGTGAATGTGTAATTTGTTTTGCCTCTAAAACTTTCATAATCTTTTCTTCCAATATTCATCTGATTGAGTAAACTTAAATATCTGATTGTAAACTTCTTCACTAGTTGGTTCATAACAATCTATGTGTGTGTATCCGTTTTGTTTAGCATACCATACACGTTGATGACCTACGATTACTGAATAAGATATATTTGGATTGAGAATGATTGGATGCATCATTCCATTTTCATTTAAATCTTTCATTAAACTTTCTAAACGAAATGAACCACCGTGCTTTGAATTATAATCTATAAAGTTACCCAGCATATTGACGTGATAAACTTTGTGGTATTCTGGAAACTCTATGTGTTTGGCAGAGAGGAGTTTCATAGGTGGTTAAGGTTGGAGGTCTGAAAGAGCAGCATCCTATATATAAGAGTTTTGTCCATTCCTGTACAATATACGAAAATAAATTTATACTACTATATCTAGTTGAGGTCTTCCATTATCTCTTGTCAATGGTACACTTCTTACTCTATTCATAGGAAGACCAGATGCAATCACCTTATGCATAAAGGTTACAATTGTTAATCTATCATCCTGTGTATCTGTACCAAAATCTTTTACACCATGCCATATATGACTATCAAATCCTATCATACGATTATACTTGTTTGCAAAAAAACAATCTTCAATAAATCCTGCATTATGTTTATCTTGGTAAGGTTGTTGTTCATCTATTGTAATTTCACCACGATAATATTTTTGTTTAATGTCTGTAAATTGACATTGAGTATTCATGTTAATAGGTTTGTACAATGATGTACCTGATTTTGGGTGTGCATCAGGTGTTAAGTAAATGATTGTAGTATGAATGTCTGGAAAGTCAGAATGAATCCAACCGTGTTTGTATTGACTAGGTATTCGTTGAAAGAAACTTGTTGCTTCAAAACGAATATTTTGATTATTCATTTCATCATTTGTCCAGAAAGAAGTAAAATACTTTTTCTGCATCCATGCCCAAAACTCCTCATCTAATAGATGAATAGGTTGAGAACGATATCCGGGCCAGTTACCACTCTCGTGTGGACGCCATTCTATTTTATCAGACTTTGCCATCTTTACAACATCATCTGGTGCATCAAAAAAATTATCAATCACCGTAGTGGGAAAATGTATCATAATCTACGAGTTTCCTTTCCTATGCGCCGTTGAAGGCATCAACATCATCTGAATTAGTATTCACTACTGGTAATTCTTCTTCGTTAATCTTTAATTCTTTTTCTAGTGCTTCTACTCTACTTTTAAGTTTTTCTATTTCGTCCATTAATTCTTTAATTGACATTTCGTTATTCTCCTTTTCACTTGTACATTCTCCACAACACTCTGGTGTGCCACAATGTATATGTTTGTTCATATGGTATATAGTAGGGTAGTTTCCAGTCTCCCTTTCACTACCCTACAGAAATACTTATGCGTTTGTTCTACCAATTGTTATTTGATTTTGGTGAATAATGACCAAGTATTTTATCTTTGTTAGGTCCATGTTTAATTCTATAACCAGATGTTCCGCCGCCGTTTATTTCAACTTCTCGTCTGGCACTAAACATTGCCTTAACTTTTTTTTCTTGGTCTTTTGACTTACTGTATTGTTCTAATACTCTTGTATGTCTATCTTTCATTACACCCTCCTTTTTAAAGTTAGGTGCGTTCCTTCAGCATTCGCTTACTTCCGTCTTACTTGTGTGTAAGATGAACGTATATACTCTATTTAGTATAGATATGAGTTACCTGCATATCAGAAACTATTATATCACATATTGTATGTTTTGTCAAGCCTAGAACAAAATGAGAACATTCTCTCCGGCTGCGACAATTTTGCACTTGTATTCCTCACCTGTTCTGATAAGATAAGCAGTATATGAAAACAAAAAACAACACTCAAAATATGAATATGCACGTGATCAGAAACATTGCATATTCTTCGATAAACAAAATGACAAAAAACATATCTGAAATCATTGAACTTGATAAAGAATTAAAATCGTCAATTGATATCAATATGAAAAATGCAATCAACAAAATACTATACGATTACAGATATAAAAAAATTAACTCATAACAGAAAGAAGACTACATTATGACAACACAAAAAACAGATGACTTTTACGAAACTATGAATAAAGTTGATAGTACATTATACGAAGTTGCAAAAGTATTAAAAAACTATGATGCATCTTTAAACGTAGAAGACTTAATGATTACTGTTTACGAACTGATAGAAAGTAATATCTATAAACAGAAAGTAGATGCGTCATTTAAACAACAACAACTGAAAAAAGATAACACAATCGTACACTAGTACAGAAAGAGAGAAAACAATATGATGACATATGAACAATTATCAAACGAAGTAGATACACTCTTAGAGAATACAGAAAAAAAGATGTCTGATCTCATAGAGAAGTTTAATTCATCAAATAAAGATATGACAGTAGATGAAGTTGACTTATCATATAAGTTTAATGAATTAAAAGATTACGTTGAAGACTACGTCATTGTTGAAGAAGAAGACGAAGACGAAGACGAAGACGAAACAAGTGCTATAGTTTAAATCAACAACAAGGAGAACATTATGATCAAAGTAAAAAAAACAGCAAAGACACTCAACGAAGGTATCCAAAACCTAATGACCGGTGCAAAAGACGATTACATTCAAATGTCCACAATGGGTGGCAAAGAACTAACCGGTTATTCTAAAGAACAAGTCGATAATTGGAATCGTTCCGTTTCCATAAAGAATGGACAAAAGTATATCAAAGTTGTAAGAGAAAACAGCGTATTTGCTTTCATTGTAAAAGAAGACTTTAAACATTTTAAAAAAGGTGATATATTGAAAGCCGCTGGTTACAATGCACCTGCTTTAAACTCTGCTAGAGGAAATGTATTAACTGGTAACTATCCAATTCAATGGACAGGACCTTTATATCTGAAATAGTATGACAACCAAATACAAATACATTGTAAAAGACAAAGAGAATAACCAACATGAATTTAGTACTGCCTGCGACGCTGCCATATATGCATGTAATAATGAATATGGTCCAGGCATGACAATACTCACAAATGATAGGAATGCATCACAGACTTGGATACATTTTGAGTATAGGAAAGACTTATAATCTCCGGGTATTTTTTTGCTTACAGTAGTGAAAATGGTTTGCTCCAGTATTGACGTAGTGGGCTGTTCTACGATATATGCCTAGAGTGTCTACTGCATTTATAGATTGAGCATAGCGCTCCAGTTTTTTCTTACGTACTTGCTAGTTTAAGTCTATCGTACCACCGTCTATATCAACACTATCACTACCTACTACATCAAAGTTACGTGAAGTAATACTAATGTTGTTTGATGCATCTATACGTAGGTTATCCATAGACATATTCATATCACCATCTACGAACTGATTGATATTACCTTTGACGTTCATATTTAAATCACCGTTACGGACCATAATGTTAATATTGGCGCCTGCACCTACTTCAATATCATAGTGATTGCCTGCCGTATCATTCTTATTCACCTTAATCTTTAATGCACCGTCTATAGTACGTACCTCGTCTCCGCCTACAAACGCAAAGGAATTGCTGTTGACAATGTCGTATTTATCTGATATAATAGAACTTACATAAGTGCCGTCATTGCTATACTCCTGGTAAGAGCCGGCTGCATGGGAGAGGTGTACTCTCCGCTGTCCTAATGTATCGTCAAACTCTAATACGTGTCCGCTTTCTGTAGTGGTAACGTGATTGTATGGATACTGTGGTGCATAGGTGCCATTCACTACAAGAGGCACATCAAAGGTCGCTCCACTACTACCTGGAATTGTAAGATTACTTCCTACTGTGGGTATATCAAATCCATCAAAGTCAGACGTTGCAATTGCCGTACGCCTGTTACTATCTCTGGTTACGGGATTGTTCGCTGTTTGTTCTCCTCTGGCAAGCTCAGATACATCACTCTCACCTGCAACGAGAGGATACTTTCCAAACGGATCACGGAAACCTAATTCTGATTGTGCTCCAGCTTCTGCCGGTCGTCCTGGTAATGCACCATGGATCAAAGGTTCTTGCTTATCACTATCTCTAAACGTAATATAGACCCACGTGCCTTCTACAAAGAAAGGAGGTGTTGTACCTAGTCCAGAGTTACCGCCAGACGATACCAATACGGTTGCCCATGGCAGCTCAGAGATAGGTAAAAGATTACGCTCTGCTGGGTGCAAACCTAATACTCTCACACGAAAACGTCCTAGTTTCTCTGGATCGTTCCTGTCTTCTATCACACCTATGTAATAATTTCTCATTGTGTTTCTCCCGGACGCCGTAAACTTGCCAGTTTAGTACGACTAGACTTCATATTCTTTTGCTGTTTTGCGTATAATGATCTCTTTCTACTTCGTTGCATCTTTTTCGTTGTCCTGTCTATCTTTATTTCGTGTTTCTTTCGCTCTACCAGGTCGTATGCATAGTATCGTTAAGTCGCTTTTGGACCTAGGACCAATCACTCCTGTACTACGAATAACTTGTTGTTTGTTTGTCTCATTTCGTATCACTATATCTGTATCTGTATTATACTTATGTGTAACGGCATGAGGTTCATACGTTGTCACTTCTATTTCTCCTTCTGTACATTCTATCTCTATATGAGGGTAGAGTTTATATTCATTGTTTCCATTTGTTAATACACCATACATATTGGTCTCTCGCCACATGTCTATATGTCACTCTCCTGTTGTATTGTGTTTGATAGAGACTTATAAGGTTTTTCAACACTATCTCGTACACAATCAAATGTTGTTGTATATCTCGTGGTGTTTACGGTATGCACTACGTTTGTGATGAGCCAACGACCAGAGAGGAAAGTGTCGTGGATTCTTGTCGTAGTCTTGTCTAGCGGCTCGTAGGACGGAAGTCGTAGAGTGACTATGTCTCCGGCTGCGAGGTTAGAGTTACCAAAAACGGTGACTTTTGCGGATAGTTGGTCGTATCGTAGTTTGTTATATCGTCTTTCCTGTAGAAGATTTGAATGATTATCGTATGTTCTTGTGTCTGTTGTACTTTGTGTATGCAACCCAATATCTTTGGTAGATACGGTGATATTTGCATCATTGTAATCAAACAGCGTTCTATTCGTTTCTTCTGGTGTTTTGGTGTATAGCGTTCCTGCGTTGCGTCCTGGTCGTGTATGCACGGATTCTATAAAGTTATCCAAGTAGTTATTTCGTTTTGTTTCAAAAGACTTGGTATACACGTCATAGATGTATTGTGTTGATGCAAGTAAACCTGTATTCATCGCCGCTAAAACATCTTGGTTTTTTGTAATACGATACTCTAAAATGTTTTGCATATCTTCAGCAATTGAACTATCTCGTTTTGATGGTTGAGATATAAAATTTTCTTGTGGTAATCGTTCTATCTCTGGATTACGGTGTGTTAAATGTGAAAAACTACGAAAGTTATATCCACGATGATTTTCAAAGAATAGAAAACCAGCAGAGTTTCTAAAGTCTCTGGATGCACTTCTTTTTGCTAATATTTGTTCTATAAAAGAAAATGGTGACATCATATTTCCTAACACTTTACAATGCAATGAACTATACTCTCGTATAATCTCTTTTTCTGTACGCAACATATTTTGGAGTATTTCAAAAGTAATGTAATCTGATGAACCACTATACGCTGATTTCAACTTCATTCGTTGATTAGTCATTGCTTCTTTGGTTGTAAATGATAAGGTGTAAACTTGTTGTCTTTCAGCACTACGCACTTGGTCAGATACTTTGTATATTCTTGCACGGAACTTTGTAAAATCAATCTTTTCATTTGTACGACTATCATCTGTAGATAGCGTAAATTCTAATTCTTCCTGACCTATAATAGGCATATTTTGTATATGGTTCGCCACATCAGCGATTACAATGTTTCCGTAAAGTGAATTTGCGTGTATGCTTTCGTAGATGTTCAACTCAACCATTAATTCTTTAATGTCAAGTGAACCACTTACACTATGAAGTATTATTCTATCTAATTTGTAATCACCTGCTTGGTTCATTCAAGCCTACCTTTGTATTAGTTTTTCAAACTCTTCCTTAAATTGTAATACATATGCACGGTCTAATAGGCGTATTGTTCTTTTGTTATCATTAAGGGTTTGTTCATTTTCATAATTTGTAACAGCAACTGCGCCAACAGTATCACTTGATACAATTAATTTTTTTGTTGTATCACCAGAAGACGCATTGACTTCGTGGACCGTTGGCCGGGGTATTGCATCAAACATTGCTGGACCGGATTGGGTCGGTTACAGCGTGATGAGCGGCCTCATTGATGCTGTTGTAGCAGGCAACAGCAAGATACAAGTCCAGGATATCTATGCCTATGAGCCTCCTACTCTTTCCAATGGTCAGTATCTCTATCTCCATGGTGGTTCTAATGGTCTTACAGCT